CACCGCCACCAGCGTAAGTAACTGCTGAACCTGAATATGAATTGGATGTTCCTGCGCCGCCAGCGCCGCCAGTATTAGATGTTCCATTTGCGCCAGCACTAGTTGCACCGCCACCAGCACCGCCACCAGTTGCATTTGCAACCTTTATTCCACCGTTTGTTCCTTGTGCAGGAGATGTTGAAGGTGTGTTACCTGTACCACTAGTAACACCACCACCACCGCCTGAACCACCTGAAGCACCTGCAGAACTGTAGGTTGAACCGTAACCGCCGCCTGCTGATGTTATTGTTGAAAAAGTTGAACTGTTTCCTGAAGTTCCATTTATTTCAGTTGCGCTAGTTGCTCCACCTGATCCACCAGCACCGACTGTTACTGTGTAATCAGAATTGCCAGTAACAGATAAAGATGTGCCAGTTCTAAAACCACCAGCACCGCCACCGCCACCGCCTGCGTTGCCACCTGCACCATTACCGCCGCCACCTGCACCTGCAACAACTAAATAATCAACAGTTGGTGCAGCAGTGCCAGTACGAACAAATGAATAAAGTAAACCAACAATTCCATTAAGCATTATGCGATTGCTCCCACAACATACCAAGTATCTGTTGCTGTTTTAATACAGGCTGCTGATTTGTATTGACCTAATGTTGGAGATGCTGCTACTGCTCCAGCACTTAAAACTGTTGTTGTGCCTGATGTGACTGCTGAGATGGTGCAAGTACCTGCACCGATATTGAGAACAGTAATAACTGTGCCAATAGGAAAAGCCACAGATGCGTTAGTAGGTATCTTAAAGGCGATAGCAGTTGCCTTGTTCATAATCTCTAGGACTTGGTACTGATCAGCAAGAACTGCTGTGTAGTCTGCTGTATTGGCTGTACCAACTGTGAAGCTAGTCAGCCCGTTATACATGTTGGCTGTAAGCACATCACCTGTGGCTGCTGGAAAAGTTGGCATTATATCTCCTTAGTACGAAAGAACGCTAGTGCCTAGAATACCGTATAATGTCGAATCCAGAATGAATCCATCAATAATTGGCTCTAGAGTTGTGAATTGGGTTTTCCAAGAATTAGGCGTAATGCTGTGAGCTACGCCAAACACCTGCAAAGTTTTGGTCAAGGCTGATGAGCCTGGTTGTGTGGTTGTAATAGTTACAGGATCAAAGAACTCTAAGTCTAGGGCTGCTGTAATTCCTGCATCGTAATTGTCTGTGTAAAGGTCAAGGGTGATGGCATCGCATCGAGTCGTGGTCTCAGCTCTTGATGCCACATAAGCCCGAGCATAGTCAAGGGCTACTGCATCGGTTTCCATAAGAAGGTTCTGCTGGTTGTAAGAATGGATGAAGTACTTATCAATTGAAGCCTGGTTGATAGCAGTCTGTGTCGTGCCGCCTGTGCGAGTAATCTGGGCTGAGTTATAGATAAGAACATCGTTGAGAAGCCAGATGGCATTGAAGTAAGAGATGCCTGTGCCATTGTCATTAAATACGATTGGCGTGCCGTTTACGCTGCTTGTTGTAAAGGCTCTGTCTTGGAATACAAACTCGCCAGAGGCATTAACATACAAAGAGCCATACTCGCTAAGTTCTACCGTCTGCATGGCTTCTAGGGCTGTTCTAGGGCTACCAGGGTCTGCTTGTAAGGTTGTCTGACCAGCATCGATGTCACGCATTGAAGCAGGCCAGGAGATTGCATCTAGCAGCTTGTTAATGCGAGTGCCTGATAACTGCCCTGCACCTGAGTCTGTGACTGTTGAAATCTGCGCGTTCTGTGCAAGTCTAAAGGCATCTACAGCTGTGATGGTTGTATAGACAATATCACCTGTGAACTTAGGGGTTGTGGTTGAGTAGCCAGTAATAAAGCCTGAGAAAATTGGATATGTGACTGTATTCCAAGTGGCAGTTATCTGTACCTTACGCATTGGATTGAGTAAGCCATAATAAGGGCTAGCAGTATTCTGAGGGTTGAAGTCACCATTCTGATCCACAATACGAAGGCTTAACTGACCTGTCTGGAATTGGTCTGCCTGAGCATTGCGCCCTCTAGTGGTATCAATCTTATCGACTTGATTAGATACATCGACAATAACTGCTGTGCTATCAGCTAAAACATTTACGCCAAAGATTCCTGAACCGATAATAAACGCCTGTGCAAAACTTGGACCAGTTGAAAAGTTAATCGTGGCATTGATTGTTGGTACTGCCACTAGATTGCTCCAGCGTAAGTGGTTGAACTTCCGTATCTGTTGAGGTCTTGGATGGCATTCTGGACAACTGCTGCAATCTGTTGGTCGCCAATACCTGTGGCGTTGATAGTAACAATCATTTCCCTATCCATTTTATTAAGTTTGTTACCTAATCCAATATCGCCAAGTGCGCTTTGATAAACATCTGGTCCAAGATAAGTGCCACCTACATAACTGCTAGGTGAACCTATTGCTGTTTGAACTGGTGTATTGCCTGTCATGGCTTGTAGTGCAGCCAACTCAGCTTTGACCTTATCAAGCAAAGCTTTAATAGATGCAAGAATGGCTTGACGGAATGCTTCTAGGGCATCAGTAGTCTGGTTAGCCTTCATAATTTGACCAGCAAGAGCAGCGTTCTGGTCTTTGATAGCAATAAGAGATAGAAGGCGCATCTTTGTTTCGCCATCAGTTGCCTCATTCATAGCAGCAAATAAACCAATGCGCTCTACATCGAACTTCTTTTCCAATTCAAGAAGGGCTAACTGATCGCCTGTAAGGACTAACTTTCTGCTGGTGTTGTCGTTATCAATCTTAGATAAAGTGTTCTTTGTTTTTTGAAGCTTGATTGCATCGGCGTTGGCTTTATCGATGGCTTTGCGTTGTCCAGGCGATTGTGCTGGTGTGCCTGCTGAACGAGCCTTACTTGACGCACCTAATCTTGAAAGAAGTCCTATTCCTGAAATCTGAGTACCAGCGGATAAAACATCACCAATAAATCCTGCGCCAGGTATAGATTTAATTGCCTTTGTAAGAACACCGATGCCATAGATCGCATTGCCAATTTGAGTGGCAAAACTTTCCATTGCTGTTGTTGCTCCACCAATGCCTTCTTTGCCTGCAATCATCTGCATAGCATCTAGAAGGTCTTTGCCGATAATCTCTTTAGCATTATTTGATGCAACTGTGAGTTTAGCGATTGCTCCTGAGTAGCCTTCGGCAGCTGCTAGGGCTTGTCCTGAAAACTTCTTTGTTAGTTCGCTTGTAATTAAATCTAAGTCACCAGATGCAAGAGTGGCTTTAGATAAACCTGCACCTAAACGGCTAAGGGCTGTTGTCTGCCCTCCATAAGCCTTTGCAAGTGCCATAGATACGGCACCTAAGTCTTTGCCTGTACCTGCCGCAATATCAAGGGCTAAAGCTAAACCATCTTGTGACTTCTTAACATCGCCTGTAGCTGTAAGAAGGGTTCTAAAGGCTGGTCGAAGGTTGTCATCAAGAACGCCAGTAGCGCGTTGTAAATCACCAATAAACTTCTCAACCTCGATGGATGCAAAGGCGTTGCCTGTGTTGGCTAAGGCTAAGGCTAATGATCGTGCAGCCTTCTCATCAGCTGCGAATGCTTTGACTGACTGCTTACCAAATGCATATAACTTAGAAGCAGCAAACACTCCAGCAAGTTGCTTGCCTAGTTTTGCAACGCTTTTTTCTAACTTCTGTGTAGCAGTTTCTGCCTGCTTGAATGCTTTATTGCCGGTGTATTCGGCTGCAATATCAATTACTACATTAGCCATCAGCGAGTTCCCACCATTCGGTTAAAAGTCTTACCAGCATTGTCTATCGCTTTAAGAACAGCCTTTGTAGCGTTGCCCTGGTCATTTTCCCAAGCCTTATAAATTAAGCGACCACGCTCTTTGCCTGTGCCAGTTAGTGGGCCCATTGCCTGAGCAAAATTAGGACGAGCCGAGGGCTTTGTGCTTGCCGCTCTACGCCCTGCTGTTTCGTAGATAGCACCAGCTGCTGAACGGTTACGAATTTGTGCTAATGCTCTGAAGCCTCTGCGGTTAGGCTTTGATGGTGTTGTCTTATAACCAATACCGCGCTTGACAATAGATGCGTTAAACACAGGAAACTTGCCACCTTCACGCGCCCAGTTAGATAAAGGCGAACCTGTGACAAATCCTCTAGCTTCTTTTACAACAGGCTTTAACACGCCTGTAATTTCTTTCTGTGTTTCTTTGCCTAATTCAGGAGCGAAGTTACGAAGTGCCTTGCGAAGTTCAACGCCGCCTTTGACGGTTGCTGGCATCTCTAGCCTCCTTCGCTTCATCCTGTAGAACCTTGATTAGGTTCTTTAGCATTACTTCATCTAGTTCTAATAATTGTTGTGGCGCGATCCCGAGTCTGACACTTAATTTAGCAATCAGATAGGTGATCGAGTCGCGCCCTAAGCCAAAGGGTCATCATCTAATACCTCAACCGAAGTCAAGGTTTCGACAAATTGCTCTCCGAATGGCTTAACAGTTTCACCCGAACGGCGGATACATTCCCAGGCAAGCCAGAAGATTGAGGTTTGAGAAGCATCTTCCATAAGTGATTTATGAAAGCCTTTCTTAGCCCAAATCTCGAATCCGTACTGCACCAATGGAGTGATTGGGTATTCCCCAACTTGTCCATCTGCCCTTGTTACTTTTAGCTTTGCCATGATTTGCCCCTTAGTTTAGTTTTTTAGAAAGTACCTGTTGTGGCTACTGCAACTGTTGAGTTAGCAGTGAATGTGATTGATTGTGTACCAATATCGCCAACAGCACCATTGATGTCTGTTGTGTTATTGACTAGCAATGAAACTGTGTAAAGAGGGTTTGTAGCAGATACTGCTGTTCCCTTTGTCTGCAAGAATACGCAAGTAACAGTTGTTCCCCATGCAGCTTGAAGTGTTGCAAGAACATTCGCTGATGCTGTGTCATTGAGGAAATCGATTGTTACAGTT